CTCGCACCGCGTATTGTGGTTCCGGCTTAATGGCTGCAGAATTTTATTTTGATCCAACGCTTGTAAACACTACTACCGTTAAAGTTTCTTCTGCTGCTAATGCTCCAGCGGTTATTCTGCCTGCTGGCGCCGTTATTACAGCGATTCAATTTAATGCTGCCGGTACTGGCGGTACAACGCCAACAATGGACATGGGCTTCACGCTCTATACCACAGGCACAGCCAGTCCAACGGCTTTAGTAGACAACTACGCTGCTGACGCAGGTAAGAAGCAGGTTGTTTGGGGTGATTCGGGTACAGGTACTTCCATTGGCGGCGTTATGTCTGCAACTGAATTGGTGTATATCACCGGCGGTGCAAACACGGGCGATGCTCCTACGGGCGGTACGGTAACTGGAACTATTATTTACTTCGTAGAAGACCCATTGTTCGGTCAACAAAGCGTCTAATTAGGAGGCCCGTATGGGTATGCAAACGGACGTAAAAAGTACGTATCGCACTACTGACGGGGACATCTTTGGTGGGCCTGCGCGCGTTCGGGGGATCTTTATTTCTCCTGCAACAACCGCAGGTTCGCTGGTTATAAAAGATGGCGGTACAGGGGGTACAGTAGTGTTTCAGTCAAGCTGGCCTGCTAGTTCAACACCTGCTCCGTTTAATATCGTCGTCCCTGCTGAAGGGCTTCGTTGCGAAACCAGCGTTTACGCTGATGTAACGGACTTAACTTCGATTACTGTGTTCTATGGCTAAGACTCCTGCGTGGCAACGCAAAGAGGGTAAGAACCCAAAAGGTGGGCTAAACGCCAAAGGGAGGGCATCGTACAACGCTGCCAACCCCGGTAAGCCCGGTTTGAAGGCTCCACAACCCGAAGGCGGTTCACGTAAGAAGTCTTTCTGTGCGCGCATGTCAGGTATGAAGAAAAAGCTAACCAGCGCTAAAACCGCTAACGATCCAAACAGCCGTATCAACAAAAGCCTTCGAGCATGGAAGTGCTGATATGGAACAGTTGATTTTGTTTTCTTGGTCTGGCGTATTGTCTGCTTTAGTAGGCGTGGCAGGGTTTGTTGCATGGGAAAAGAACAACAAGCTAAATTCGCTAGAAAAAATGTTAAACGACACTAAACTGGAGGTGACCCGTGATAACGTCACTAAAGCAGAAATTGAAAAGCTTGAGCGCTACATTGATGGGCGTTTTAACAAGTTTGAAGAAAAAATTGACCGGCTTATTGAGGCGAGGTAAGTAATATGGTTGCTCCGTTAATTGGCGCTGCAGCAAGAATGGTTGGTAAAAAGCTTGCTAAAAAACAATTAGATGAGGTGCCGGACTATTTTGCTAAGGTTAAAGCCGCTGAAAAAGCAGCAAAAAAACAAGATATAGTAAAAAAAGTAGGTATTGGTGCAGGCACGGCTGCACTTGCTCCTGTTGCTGCGGAGCTTGGTGACAGATACGGCGACGAAGCACAGGATATTCGTGATCGTGGGCTTGAACGTCGGGAAAAAGAAAAGATGCAAAAACAATACGAAGATCAAGATAAACAAGAAGGTCGTGGCATGAAAAAAGGCGGATCTGTTAAATCCGCTTCCAAGCGCGCTGACGGTTGCGCTCAACGCGGCAAGACCAAGGGAAGGATGATTTAAATGGCTGAAGAATCAACACGCACGAAGATGATCCGTGAAACCAAGGTTGATGATGACATGCCTTTGGTTAAAAGAGCCGTTCGTGCTGTAACCCTTGGGGCTAGCAAACTAGCTGACAAAGTAGGCTTTACTCAAGAAAAAGAGTACGCGGACAAGTCCAAGGAAGAGTTGATTAAGAAACGTGCTGGGGGCAAAGTTAAATCCGCTTCTGCTCGTGCGGATGGCTGCGCTATTCGGGGTAAAACTCGTGCCTAGCGTGTCAGCCAAACAAGAAAGATTTATGCAGGCGGTGGCTAATAACCCAAAGTTTGCTAAAAAAGTGGGCGTACCAACGTCCGTAGGTCGTGAGTTCACTAAAAAGGAAGGTACTAAAATGAAATACGCAAAAGGTGGTATGACCGCATCTAAGATGGGCGCTGTTAAAACGGCTGCTCCTAGCAAAGATGGCGTTGCCATGAAAGGCAAAACCAAAGGCAAGCAGATTGTCATGGCTGGCGGTAAAGGTATGAAAGCTGGCGGCATGACCAAGATGCGTATGGGCAAAAAGGCTTGTAAGTAATGATGGCGAGTCGCGGGATGGGGGCAATTAACCCATCCAAGATGCCCAAGGCTAAAACCGCTGTTCGCAAAGACGGTGACAAGTTCACCAAATTTGCTGATGGCGGCAAGGTGAAGTCAAAGGTCAATCAGGCCGGAAACTACACCAATCCGGGTATGCGTAAAAAATTATTTGACCAGATTAAGTCATCAAGCACGCAGGGAACTGGGGCTGGGCAATGGTCGGCACGTAAAGCACAGTTGCTTGCTAAGAAGTACAAAGCGGCTGGCGGAGGGTATAAGTGAGTGGACTCGCAAAAAGCCAGCGCAGCCTCAAAGCATGGACAGCCCAAAAGTGGCGAACCAAAAGCGGCAAACGCTCAACGGACACCGGGGAAAGGTACCTCCCTGAAAAAGCAATCAAAGCGCTTAGCCCCCAAGAGTACGCCGCCACAACCCGTGCCAAGCGAGCCGGTAAAGCCGCAGGTAAGCAGTTCGTGGCACAACCTAAAAGCGTGGCTAAAAAAGCTGCTCGGTTTAGGAAAATAAAATGACCACTTCCGGCACCACCGCGTTTAATCTACAACTCAATGAAATAGTCGAGGAAGCTTTCGAGCGCGCTGGGGGCGAGATGCGTACTGGTTACGACTTGCGCACGGCGCGTCGTTCCATGAATTTACTGTTTGCAGACTGGGCTAACCGAGGCATCAATCTGTGGACCATCGAGCAAGGTTCAATCCCGTTGGTTCAGGGTACAGCTACGTACAATCTCCCCAACGATACGGTGGATCTGCTTGAGCACGTCATTCGGACTCAGGCTGGCAACATAAGTAATCAAGCTGATTTGACCATAACCCGCATTTCCGTCAGCACATACGCCACACTGCCCAATAAACTGCAGCAGGCTCGACCCATTCAGGTTTGGATTCAGCGAGATTCGGCAGCATCATATCCGGCAACAAGTCCTTACTACCCCGGAGCTACGGCAAGCCCAAAAATTACGGTCTGGCCTGTTCCAGACCAAGGCACTCAAGCTAACCCGTACTACACCTTTGTTTACTGGCGCATGCGTCGTATTCAAGACGCTGGCAACGGCGTTAATACCTTTGATATTCCGTTTCGATTTCTACCATGCCTGACTTCAGGACTGGCTTATTACATCGCGTTAAAACTACCAGAAGGTCAAGCACGGCTGCCAACGCTTAAAGCCATGTATGACGAAGACTGGACCTTTGCGGCAGGTGAAGACCGTGAAAAGGCTGCTGACCGGTTAGTTCCGCGTCAGATGTATATAACGTGATATGGGCAACAGGTTCGCATCTGGGAAGTGGGCAATCTCACAGTGTGACCGCTGTGATTTCCGTTATCCGCTTAAAGATCTTAGAAAACTGGTCATTAAAACCAAAAACATTAACATGTTGGTTTGCTCTTCTTGCTGGGATCCAGATCAGCCTCAGTTGCAGTTGGGTATGTATCCGGTGGATGACCCGCAAGGATTGCGCGATCCGCGTCCTGATCGCAGCTACATTAACTCAGGCTATAGCGGTTTGCAGATTGATGTTATTAATCCCCCAAATCCAACCGATCAAGATTCGTTTGGCTTTCCTGAAGGGGGTAGTAGGATCATCCAGTGGGGGTGGAATCCTGTTGGCGGACCGCAGGACGACGGGCTAACGCCCAATAATCTGGTTGCCCAAGGAAATGTTGGGCAGGTGTCAATAACAACTACTTAGGAGTAGGAAATGGCAAAGCACGAAGATATCAAGAAAGACAAACCCATGATGGAGAAAGTCGCTAAAAAGGCGGTCAAAGGCCATGAAAAGCGTATGCACGGCGTCAAAGGCATGAAAGCCGGTGGCCCAACATCCATGGATATGAAGCGCATGGGTCGTAATTTGGCTCGCGTAGCTAACCAGCGTGGTTCTTCCCGGGGGCGATAATGGCTAAGTTCAGCATGAAAGTTAAAGGCAAAGAAATCGGACCGGCGTCTCTTTACGCCGAACCGCATAACATGTCCGGGCAGAAAACATCCATTCAGCAAGACAGCGCCTACAAAACTGGTGCGGCATGTATGAATGAGATGAATATGTCTGTTGCAGGTGTGAGCAAGGGCAACTACGCTTCCATTAATCCGTACGGCACGGGCACGATGCGTGGCTACGGAGCCGCAACTAAAGGCCGTAAAATTAGCGGGAAGATGGGTTAATGAACTACGCAACGCTCGTCCAAACCATCAAGGCATATGCCGAAAATGATT